CGCAGGAAAATTGTTGTTTGATAACAGCTCGACAGCACTTGGGGGAACGGCACATGTGCTGGAGGGTCGGTCACTTCTTTGAGCTCTTGGGAGCTGGGCGAATCGGAGGAGAGTCTTCGTCATCGCCAACCAAAACATAGGGCTGCTTACTCTCCTTGCGTTCTTGGAGGTAGGCGAGACCGAGATCGGTTAGGCGATAGCGGGGAGACGGGGGGGCGGTAGCGGTGAGGGAGGGTCGCTCGGGAGCGACAGCCTTGCCACAATATTCCAGAAGCAACTTGTTGCGGGATTGATAGTAATTAGACATCTCGATGAATTGCACGGAGGCCGCGGACGGCGTGGTGAAAGTGGCGAGATGGAAGTAGACATACCAATGCACAGGAACTGTGAGGTTGGGCTCGACGAGCCAAGCGGACCCGTCCCAATACCAAGCATTGGTGAGGGCGACGGTCGTAGGGGTACCGTTGTACCGGAGGGTGTGGACATCCAGAAGGGCTGTGGTGCCGGAGCCGGCGTTGGCGGCGTAGGCGCCGGGGACGGCAGCAAGATTAGAGCTGAAGGCATGGGTCAAGGTGGTGGTGGCAGCGCCAGTCATGAGGGTGACCATGTTGAATTCAGCCATGGAGCGCGAACCTTGGCGGCAATAGACATACGAGTCAGTGCCGTTGTAACCAATCCCAATGCCAGTCTGGGTGGAGGATGGGACGGCGGTGGGGATGGCCGTGCCGAAGGGATTGGCGGCCGTGGATGAAGAATGTGGGGCGTAGAACGTGCTGACGCCGGCACCAGACTCCGATGGACCGTCAATGGCGGGAAGACGGAGGGTGCACGTCCAATTGATCCAGACGTCCATGTCGTAGGCTGCCGAAGGGGCGGTGGAGCACAAAATGTAGAACCGAGCTTGCTTGGTTAGGCGCGGGTCGGACCCGTTGGCCTGTACATAGTACTCTTTTTGTTGATTGTGCCTGGGCATGGCCAGTTCTGCGTTCTCGAAAGCTTTCTTGATGATGCCGTCATGAGCGACAGCCTGCTCTTTCGCCTGGAAACCGGCGCCGGTGTTGGGAATCAACGAGTCGCCGGAATCTTTGTCGAAATGGAGGGTGTAGTTGCCCTTGGTGGCAGTGTCAGCTGTGGTAATGACAGTGGCATGATAGCGAGAATACAGATAGGTCTCGAACGCCGAAGCGATGCGCCCCAAACGGGAAGACCCGACGATAGCTAGGGGGTGGACGTCGGCCACAAGGATGCGGTCACCGGGCCTGAGAGAGGTGGGCACGCTGACAGTGGCCATGAAATCATGGCCTTCCAAGGTAATGGTGTTGTCAGACATAGCGGTGAAGCGCATCTTGCGGCGGCGGTTGACGGATTGAGGTGCTCGAGTGGCACCGAGCTGGGCGGCTAGTACTCCGGGGGAGCGTCCATTTCCATTGCGAGGTGGGTTGCGTCGGCGGGACCTGAGGGCGCGGCGTACGGCAGCCTTGACGCGCCCTGGAGGGAGCGATAGGGCCGAGCGTCTGCGCCTTGGTTTTGGAGGTCCAGGGTTGGTTTCGACGGCGCGGGTTGTGGCGGTTTGAGCCGGATACCTGGATGCTCGCGGATGGACAGCAGAGCCTTCGCGGACGAGACGAGAGGATTTTTGTATTGCCACTGCGTCGACAACTGTTTTGACTCCGTCAATGACGGCGGCTGGAATGTTTCCTGTAACCGCATCGATGGCGAGGTGTTCAAAATCGGAGCCGAGACGCTCTCGCTTATCAGATACACGAGCGTGTTGTCGAGGGCCTTGGTGTTGAGGGAGCTTGGCAGATACTCCAGGTCGTTTCGGAGGGCTTCGAGCAGGAGGACGAGGGATGGGGCTCTTGGAGGAGACGGAGGGTTGAGGGCAAAGGGAGGCATTTCTGGGTGGGGATAGAAGTGGGATTTGCAATTGACAGTTGCATAGAATAACGAGAGAGAGATAGGGGTTTGTCAAAAGGACTATTAATGCGCGGTGGGCGTCACTCCACTACTTGGATTCGCGCGGCGAACGGTTCCTTCTTAGCTTCCCGTCGCAGGCCTGCTGGTTGCTGATTTCAATCAGCGACTTGGCCCTCCATGGGACCAGCGTTGGCCAGACGCCCATTTAGGCGTCGATGGGCGCATCGCACTCCACAATCTTCCTCAAGATGGGGGAGTCGATGGTTTGACCTGCTTTTGCAACTTTGTATAGGTCGAGAATGTGTTGTTCAGTAGCCTTGAGACTGAGACCATAGATCTGGTAGAACATGTAGGCAGCACGGGTCTCATCCATGTCATAAGACGTCGTGGCAACGAGATGCCACTCCATAGGAGGAACGTATTTCGACGGGCCGGGACCGTAACGGTCGCTGAACAGGGCCCAAACGATACGGAGAATGGGGACATGGTGCCAGGAATGCTGAACGCTGGCAAGAACACCTCGAACGTACTCATGATCGGACAGATTGTCTGGCTTGTCGCACGTGACGAGGAACTTCGACAAGACGCGGCCGGGCTTGGGCCCAAGGACACGGCCACGCATACCAGTGACGGGCCAAGCACGACAGGAGTAGAATTCCAGGCGGTCGATGTCGCGGATATTGGCCTTCTTCTTGAGACCATATGCGACGCCATAGGCGGTCCAGTCGGGATGTTTCGCTTTCTCATCGAGCTTGCCTGACTCGTACATCCTTGCCAGTTCATGGGTGCGCTTGACTTCAGGCAGCGGAACATGCACGTTCAAGAGGCCTAGACCTGTGCCAGCGAGATCCTTGATTTCGCATGCGGCCGGGCCTAACAGCTGGCTATGGGCATCCCACCATTTAGGAATGGGAGGAGCTCGATAGCCAGACTGATTGAGATGGGCGATAAGAAGGTCGTCGCCGCCGGCCCAGATTTGGCAGTTGTACGGATGGTTGTCAGTCTTGGAGGCCAGAAGCTGTTTCGGAGTGGTGGAAGTGGCCATGCAATAGGCGAAAAGGGCGTCAAAGCCGCCAGTGTGCAGTGTGTTATTGACAGAAGTGACGCCGTCGCCGGACTTTCGCCGACCGTGAGCCATGAACCACAGACCGTGCTTGGAGAACCCGCTGACGTTGCTCATACAATTGACAAGCTCATACACGCTTGGATATCCAGAGAGGGGGAATACGTCGTCGGCGCCGAACCGTTTCATGACGGAAAGCTCGAGCTCAAGATGCACATTGGTTAGACTGGAGTCGAAGCGGGACGTATCACAGTCAGCAAACGTGTAACCAAGCGACGCGTAGAAATCCATGGTGGAGCCGAGAATGTCGACTGGGACGGCGCAAGCAAAGGTGATGTAGTGAGTGGGAGACCAGATACGCTTGATGGCATTTTGAAAGGCAAGGACCCAGGGGCCGACCAAGACGCGGTAATGGGGCAAGGCTGAAGTGATGCACCGGGGGTCGGCTTCCTCGCGGCCGACAAGGGAATCTGAATTCTTGGTCTCGCGCTTCACGAAAATGCTACGGCGAAAGAGCTGGTGGTAAAAGTCGGGCTGGGCCGTGAGCTGCTTGTAGGCTGAGTCAAGTTGCGGGGCGTCTTTTTGGCCCTTGATCCAGGATTGACGGGTATAAGGACGGACCTCGGACCAGCCAGGAAAGATGTCATCGAAATAGAAATGGACCCAAGCATGGATAAGCTGCGCATACTTGAGGTCGATCTCGATGGGCACGGACATCTGCCGATTGCGAAGAGCGCGAAGCTCATTGTCGGCATTAGAGGCAAAGACGCGGGGAACGAAGCCAGCGACGACAGGCCCGAGGCACTCAGACACGCCGGGACGCTCACCAGTAAACCAAAACTCGGGGAGCTCGATGCGGCCGCCGTGACGCATTTCTTTGAGCTCCGACTTGGAAGTGATATCGGACATTGAAGTGTAGTCCGTAGTATGTGGAGAAAATCCAAGCCGGTGCTGCCACGATTCGGCAACAAGGGGACGGGCTTTTTGACGGTAGCGGGGATTTCCTCGGGCGAGGTGGGCCTTAGCGAATAACCAACAAGCGGCGGCTAGAGCTAGAAGAGCGAGCCACAAGGGGTCAGCGCTAAATGCGGAAGCATAATGGGCGGGCCACGAGGAGGCAGTGTAACCAATGGTTAGATAGACTGCTGCGTTGTGAACGACATGGAGCAGGATGGCCTTGTCAAAGCTGAGGTAGTAACAAGCTGCATGGACGAGCAGGTTGGAACCCGGACCATGGGTAAGAGTCTCAGCGATAGGGACAAAGTGGGAGAAGTAACATCCCACACCTCTGACTCGACGGAAGGCTTCTTCGAGGATGGGGAAGAACATGACGTTGCACACGACGAGAGATTGGGGGGATACACTAGCGATGAGGAGTATCGAGAGAGTCAGAAACCACAAGATGGCATAGTCTACAAGCTTGCCCAAAGGAGTGACGTCAGGATAGTCTGGCGACAAGAAATAACCAGCAACAGGAAATAATGCATAGGCGGCATAAGCCAGCCCAGTGGAAGGTGCTGCGAAATTCCATTGGAACCAAGACTCGACGACATTGTAGAGCATGGGGACGAGACGGGAGAGGAGCGGCCACGCGATAAGGGAGGCAGCAAGCAACAAGAAGGCGATGGCAGAATAGTACATGGCATCAGCGGGTCCGATAGCGGGATTGACGAGACGCGCAGTTTTCTTGTGCCTTTGGAGGTCCCAGTGGGACTCCTCAAGGGTCTGAGACATGAGACAGTTCTCGTAGTGTACAGTGGCAGTGAAGGCAATGTGGGACGCGCATAGAACGGCAGTAGCCTGTTCAGACGTAGGAATCTCATGGAATTTCAGCCGGGACTTGCCGTGTTGGACCAGAGTTGAGAATAAGGCTTGGTCGCGAGGCATGCCAGCGGCAAAAAGGATGAGTTCGTCTACGAAGTCCTTTGGAGTCCAAAACACTTGCCGGTCGGTGCCTATGGAAACGGCAAACGGACCAAATGACCAGATACGAGCAACATCCTTGTTCTCGACGGTCATGGCGGTGTGGACGGACTTGCGGTCTGTGGTAGGAGCACGGAAGGTCACTTCGCCCCAGTCGCTAGGATTAGTGATGCGGCTGACGAAGGGATTGGGCGGAAGGTGTCGGGGGGGCCGAATGTGGCACAGGGTAAAACGGTACACGAGTGTATACCCGGTATGGCGGTGGACGGACCACTCCATGGCGTGGCCTCCATTCTCATAGTAGTTGTCGGCATAAAGCCACGACGGGAAAGGATGAGAATAGGCGGAACCACCCATGGGCCAGAAGACGATCGTTTCATCGACAGGGTTGATTTGCCAACGAGCTTCTCCTCCGTACATTGAGCCGCGGAGACCATTGCTCTTGTCGAACAGATGGTAGGCACCAAGATGGGTGCCAGTTGTAGTGGCTAGACACATGGACAATATGTCAGACGGGGAGAGAGTGTAGACGTGAACGGTCATGGTGGCGTCAGCGGGCTTGGTTTCGTGATCGCCCAGGATGTGTTTACATTGGGGAGCTACACATCGACACTGGGGGGCTGCGATAGAGCACTTGCCGAGTTGGCGGTTTGCGTCGAACTGGTCCAAGAGAGGCATGCAAGTATGCATGTAGTAACGCTTATACGCTTGATGGCGGTAAACGGAGCCTCCAACGTCGACGATTCGGAAATTGGTCGGCTGGAAGTCATGCTTCTTCTCTTGTGACGCTGTGGTGCCCAAACGATTTTCGCAGAGACGGTGCAGATAGTAGCACATCGAGTTTTCGACGTAGGCGCGTTCGACTGCGCAACATGAGTGAGCGTGTGATTCGCTCCTGTGCTTGGATAAAAACTTAGTGTCGGGGATTTGCTTCTCGAGATGCTTGAGCTGCGATTCCTTGAGGAAATAAGGGGCCATCACGACAGACCTGCCGTCGTTCTCGAGCTGCTTGTTGAGCTGCTTTGAGTCGGCGTTGCGGTCAGGATAGCGAAAGTTGAAAATAGGTAATGAAGGGTTGAGTTGCATAATAGCAGGGGACAGACGGTAATACAGATAGG